ATTTGCTATGGTCGGCTCCATATTCCCAACCCTGATGCGGACTTGGGAGGTCGAATACAACTCGGGCGCGGTGGACGTTGCCGACCCGTTCGTGGCAACGTTCGTGATCATTTCGTCAGAGGCCGTCCGGTTTGCCGCAGTCGTTAACAGGGTGAGATAATTAGCGTCAGGCATCGCCGTTGTGAAATTTATCGTGTAATCGCCCGTGCCGTTGTCCGTGATGCTTGAAACATTCCCCGAGGCTCGAATTGCGGGTGTGCCCGTGCCGTTAAAATTGGCCCATGCGCGGCACGCGTAAACCGGCGCGGACCCCGATGCGTTAAAGCCCTCACGCATGCGCAACGGGGTTATGAATACGCTATTGCTGGTGCCTGCTTGCGCTTCCCCCGTGGTCGCAACGGGCACACTTGCCGGTGCGGTAAGGCAACGTACTACGCTTGCCGCTTCCCCTCGGAATTGCACGACAAGGCCCGCAGTAGCCACAAGGTTGACGCCGCCAGGCAAAATCAAATTAGCAGAATTTACCAGTGTTGGCGTACTGTCAAACACGACGGTAATCTCGGACCCTTCGCGCAAGGTGATTGCGCTGATAGGGCCGGTCGACCCAGTAACGTGCACATAATCACCCACGACGCCCGTAAGGTCGAGGGTTGCAGCACTTGCAACCGGGGTGCCGATGGCCTGTACAGGCAGCAACGACCATTTCGTCGCGTCTGTGGGTAGCGCGGTATTTGTGGCGGCAATCGATTGATACACGCGGTCCCCGTCGCCGTCGTCGTATCGCACCAATGCGAAAATGTCGTAACTGTACGCCGTGCCGCCGTTCAATACGGACGTGATGAAATCGGGGATACCCTTCGATTGTTGCTCCGAAATGGCGGTCGTGATCTCAAAATAGAGGTCGTTCATTTTGTCGCGTTCGATGTTCTTCGCGGCCGGGTCGGTCTTTTGGCGTTGATAGTCAAAACCATAGCCCTGCGTATAGCTCACAAAGCCGTTAACGTCGACAGCGTCAGGGATGGCAGTACGGTCACCCGAGGCCGCAAAAGCAATGCGGAAAAATTTAAGCATGATAGAAATTTCCGTTGTTGAAATTTTCGTGATAACGGCCGAAGCCCCAGCCGTCAGCCTCGCCCATGATAACGAAGTCTACCCGAACGCCTGCGGGGCGGGGGAGTAAATCATACTCGGTCAAGACCGTTTCGAGGTCGGAACTCAGGGGAAAACCGAATACATAGCGCGCGTTCATTTCGTAACCGTCGACCACGTACGCAGGCCCCAAGGGCTCGAACAGATACGCAAAAAAGCGGTTAATTTCAGGGACGGCCCCGTCGTTGACCAACTGAAAATAACGCAAGCGCAGCACAAGGCGTTTCTGCTCGGTCGTAAGTGACGAACTGGCAATGCCTGCGAAATTGCCGTTGTTGAAATTCTCCCGGTACTGATCGAATCCCCAAATCGGTTTGTCTTCGTCGTCGCCCGAGGACTCAATCGCAAGGGGGATATTTAGAATGATCGACCACACCGCCAGGCCGAAATCGTTGGCCGTGCGCAGGTCGAAAACGTCGCGCTCCCAGTCAACCCAAAACGCCGTTTGGTTCGCGTCGTACCAATCTTGTTTTTGCTGTACCAACCCTTCAAGGCGCAACGCTTCGTTGTACTGCCACAGCAGCGCCCGCAGCACGTCGACGGACGGGTCGAAAATTTGAATCTGACTCATACGACTACGACCTCGATGGTCGCCTGCGTGATTGTGGCAATCTCAAAAATCTCAATAGGGATTTCGTCGGTACTCCACGAAGTGACGGACGCCAGGGAAATTTCGCATTTTTGAACGTAAATTCCCGGGGCTTCGCGGTTGACCGCGCCCGCCAGTTCAAACGCCGACACGCTGCCGCCCACCACGAAACCGGGTTCGCCTTCGATCAGGCCCGCCGCGTAGTCCAATATTGCCTGTTGCACAGCCGTGACAATATCGGTAAGGGCACTCAGGTTGCGCACCGTAACCCGCGCCTGTACGGCTATTGGGTCCGGGCGGTCGAATTTGACCGTGTAGCCCTGACCGGTCACGGGGTCCGTAATGACGACCGTTACGCCCCCATTCCAGCCCGCCCCGAGGCTTTTATGCTCCAGCAGAGTAGCGGCCACGTCGGCGTCAGTGCCGCCGTCTACGCAAACGTAGATTGAATGGGGGTCAAGCAACACGCCGTCGATTGTGGCGGCCGTGTCGGTGACATTCTCCCGAAACGTCAAACTGCGCACGCCGTCGGTAGCGTACAGGCCCGAAGTGATCGCCACAGGCAGGGCGACATTCTGCAGCCCCAGTGTATTTTTGCGACGCAGGCGCGACGATAGGTCGCTTTCCTCGCTGCGCCCCGGTACGCCCGCCGTCGGGTTGGTCACGCTGTCCCAACCCAGTACGGCCGTGACGATCTGCGACAACGCGCCGACGTTGACCGATACCGGCCCGGCTTCAAGCGCTTGGAAGTCTACCGACCCATTGCCGCCGCCGTCCAGCGTTACGGCACTGACGGACTCGAAAACCGTCCCGTCAGTGAGTGATGCCTGCGTACCGGCCGGGATCAGCGTACCGGCCAAGCCCAGCAGTGCCACGCCAGGCACAACGGTAAAGGTTGCCGCCAGTCGCTGGCCGCCCGTGAGTGCCCAAATGGCATCAAGAAACACGCCGCCCGCGAGGTTCGGATTGATCTGATTTGCCAATGCGGCATTGTTGCGCAGCACACCGGAACGCGCCGACACTTCGGCGGTAATCAATACGCCCTGCGGGGTGTTGGGGGTCACGATCAGGTCTTGACCAAATACCGCGCGGTATTCGTTTTCAACCTCGGTTTGTAGCGTGCCGGTATCCGGCACAATGACGCCCGTTTCGTTGATGTAAATTTGATCAGCCATTGATTGCCCCCGTGCCGTAGATTGTCACGATTGTGGCACGATACGTCAGCACCCCGGCCCCTTGCGCAACGTCCAGACTTTCAATGCCTGTGACCCCTTCAACCGCCAAAATTGCGCGCCGTAAGTACGCCTCGAACTGCGCCAGGTTTGGCGCACCGTTCCACACAACGGCAAAATTTGGGATACCTTGGTCGGTTGCGTAGATCATTTCCCCGAGCTGAGTTTGGGCCGCCTGTTGCGCTGCCTGCAACGTGGCTTGAATGGCCGACGACAGCGAAAGCGAACCGTTCGCGCCGATATAAATATCGTTCTTGGAGTCAACCGAAAGGGTAACGGTCATGGGTTAGACGGGCCGGGGCTCGCTCCGTGAATGTGAGTGCCAAAAACGATGCCGTTGATTGTGAGCGTGCCGGTCACGACCGTGCCGCCAGGGCCGATTTTAACGGAGTTCGAGCCCGACACAAGGCTGATACCTGTTGCCCCAACTGATATGCGCGTCACGCCGTCAAGGGTTTGCAGCACGGCGTTTTCGGCGTCCTCGCTAGCAATAACCATGCCGCGCATTACGTCGGGGATAAACACTGCATCTTGAAATGAATGCTTGCGTAGCGTGTTGGGGCCGTTGTCTTTGTAGGCTTGCAGGATCAGCGAGATATCCCGGTCGTTCGCTTTGATCCAGCCCAAATCACCGGCCGCCAGGTTGAACGCCAGTGCGACCCCGCCGCCCCCGAACTGCATTACTGGAACACTTGCCACTTGTGCACGGCCTATCTGGCGGTTGTCCGTCGTCAAGACCTTGACCATGGGCACCACAATGGCGCGGTTTGACGGGCGGTCATAGCTCACCACACGGGCGGGCAGCATGTCGTCTACCCCCTGCAGAAACTTGTCCAGCACTTGCCGGACCATGCCCAGCAGGCTGTCGTCGTTGGCCGGATCGCGCGACGGGTTGGCGTGGGGTGATGTGGTTGCCATGATCAAAAGTTCGGTGCGCGCGTAGCTTCGGCGATGTAGTACCACGGGGTATCCCGTGACGCAAGTTCAAACTGCAATTTATACACCGTGTAGGTGCCATTCGCGGCCGGGTTCAATTTGCTGGTAACTTCCAGCCCTCCGCCTAGTGCCGTTTGGTTGTCAAAAAGCATTTTCACTTTCAGGCCCTGCTCGGTAAATTCCGGAATGCCGATCATGCCCGTGTCAAGGTTCAGCACACGCACGCGCCTTTCTAGCGCGACGTTGTAGTCTTTGACCACCAGCGCGCGGTCGTCAATAAAGGCGTTCACACGCCCCATATTGCCCAACTGTTCAACCTGTTTTACCGCGCTGCCCGTAAATGAATAATTGGAAATTTGCTTAGGCTTCGCCTGGAAGTCGAGAACGAGCCCCAAGTCCTGCGCCACCCGTGCCGCGATGTTGCGCAAGGGGGTGATGCCAGGCTGCGAACGGGCAATAATTTCACCCTTCGCAAAGTCACCCGTGGCCGCCTTCAGCGTCATGGTAATGTCCGGGGGTTGCGCACCTACCGCGCTTGTAATGTCCCCCGCAAAAACCAGCGAGTAACCCGTCGACACGCGGCCCGCTTCGACAAGCAGGACTTTTTTTGTCTTGTTTTTGTTGAACGGGCTTGTTTCGGTCAGCAGATAATCACGGGTCGCTTGGTCCAGATTGCTGATTTTTACGTCACATTCGTTTTGGTTCGCATTAGCATATTTCGTGCCAGATGCGGACATTGCCAACCCTTCGTAGGATTTCAATTGCCCATTGATTTCAATGCTGATACGCAGCAACCGGGGGTCGAGTTCAGCCACGCAGCACCGCCAATTCGTCCGCGTCCAGATAGACCAGAAACTGCGTGATGTTGAATTGATCCCAATATGGTATGGCGTCGCCTTCCACGGTCAAAATGAAATTGCCAATGCCCCCTTCGAGGTAGCGATAGGGCAATAACGGCGTGCCGCCCGTAACGCGCATGCCCGTAACCAAGGCCACGCCGTCGCGCGTGATCGACACGCACATGACCCCGTTCGCTTCGTGCAGGTCGAAAGTATAGGCGTGCGTGCCGATCTGTACCGATGCCGACTGATTGGCGACCGTGGCAATACCAACGTCAATCATTTGAACATGCTCCCCAGAATGGACGTGCGGCGGCCCGCCGTGGGGGGCGTTTCTTTGGGCTGTTGCTGCCCGCGCTTGACCGTTGTCGAGTCGCGTGGCTGCTTGACTTTGAGCGTTGAAAATTGAGGCTGCACGAATTGCGCTTGTTTGAGCGACACGGCCAGGGCCACGCCGTCGAATATGTCGCCGGTTTCTTCGTGCGGCATTTTTTCGATCAGCATATCGGGAAACGAACTTACCCGGGTCTGCACAATCAGCAATTCACCCTTTTTGAATAGGTCGCTTACCTGCAAATAAACGGCGGGGTAATCCTCGCTGGTCAGCAGCATGGACAATTCGACCGTGACGGGCAAAATAATGCGGTGATCTGTGACGGTCGCGCCGGTTTCTAAGGGGTGCTCCATGGCCTTCGACGTGGGGCCAATTCCCGCTTTGAGAATGCGCGCCTTTTCAAACACCTGCACGAAGCTGGAATTTAGGACAGCAACAACGTCTTGAATCATCCCAGTACCCCGTCGTCATAGTTCTGCACGGTTTGCCGCATTTGGCTCGACATTGTGCCGCCGATGGCCTTGGAAATCCCGGCTGCGTCCGTGGCTTGCGTTTGCACTTTGACTTCGCCGATCTGCACGGACGTATTGCGGCCCCCGCGCGTGCTGTTGGTGATGCTGGTGGAACTCTGCGACGCTAGGGGCGTGGTTGACGCCTGCCCTATGGCCTGTTGCCCAAGGCCGACGGCGTTCAACACGGCACCGAGCCCGGGAATCGCGTTCATTAGGGCTTTGATGCCGTCCCAAATGATCCCGAAAAATTGCTGAAAGGCTTTGATAGGGTCATCCCAAATCCGGGCGAAGAATTGCGCCAGGGCGTACCCGGCGTCAAACAGTTCCCCGAATGCGCCCGTGATGCCTTTGATCACGTCGCCAATCATGGGCCAGCGTGTCAGGATTTGCCCCAGCATAGAATCGCCGCCGTCGATAAAGGTCATAACGTCTTCGTACAGCAGGGCCAATGCGACGCCGACCGCCGTAATGATCGCACCGGCCAAAATGAACGGGGCGAAAGCCACAACCACAGCCGCGCCCATGGCTATCAATGGCGGGATCACGTAGACCGAAATGGCGGTGCCCAGCACGATCAACAGGCCGACGATAAAGTCGGAATGCTTGCGCATGAACAATGCGACCTG